CCTGACTCGTATTCCTGTTTGGACCGACGAGGTTCTCCAGGCCGAGGTCAAGCGCATTGTGGCAGCATCCAAATGTTCGTATCTTGAGGAGCTGCTCACGGGCGTTCTCCTCACCTACCTCCGTGCGTTTGCGGCTATCCAGTATCGGTCTACCCAGGACAGTGTAGAGGTAGAGTTTGAGCGCCCTCCCCTACCCCGCTTCCTGCACGAGTATTACAAGGAGGTGGCTCGGCGGTGCTGGGAGCATGCTTACCTCTTTCGCACGATTGGTGTCCCGACAGAGCAGCAGGCACGTAATCGTAAGCAGATTGACGATATTCTAGATTCGGCGTTTGATACGGTTCTTGACTCCTTTCTCCCGTGGCAGTCCATTGTGAACACCTACTTCTCCGTCCAAGATGCCCCTGCTCCCTCTGCCGCCGACGTGATTCAGCCAGCTGAGTCGGTGGTCCCTGCTTCTGCCCCTACCCCTACCCCTGTCGCCGAGACTGAAAAGAAGGCCGTTGCGTTTGAGGCGGATGCAGATGCCGAGGACGACGACGACGAGGATCTAGACGAGGAAACAGACGATGAGCATCCGAAGATTCATCTGTCGGATGAGACCTTGGAACTGGATCTTGGTGCAGATGATGATGAGGAGGAAAAGAAAAAGAAGAAGTCCGAGGAGAAGAAGGAGGATGATAGTGAAGTGAATCTGACTCCTGAGGAGGGTGAGGGGCTCGTTCTAAAAGTATAAACAAACCCACTTGAAAGTATCAAATAGATAGAGAATGCTCGACACGAATCTATTCATTATGATTGTTGTCGTTGCGGTCGCCGCGGTTCTTGTGTACATTGTGGAGCGTTATACCAAGAAGAAGCCAGTAGAGTGGGCCGATGCCGCTAAGGTTGGTCTCCTTTCAGGGGCAGGTGCGGGTGGACTTCTGTATGCTGTTGGCGGGGATGTTGAGGCCGTGGTTACGTCCACGGTCACAACAGCCTCTACTGCCGTTCAGGATATGTTCGTTGGTAAGCCCAGTTTTTGACGCCTTAAAACTACTTCTTTGTAGATTATAAATGAACTGGCTTATGTTCGCGTTCACCGCCGTCCTGTTCTACGCCTTTGTCCCTGGTGTTCTCGTCCGTCTACCCCCTGGCGGATCCAAGATGGTTGTTACCACTGTTCACGCCGCCCTCTTTGCCCTTGTCCTCTGCTTCACTCGCCGCACTGCCGAGTCGTACCTAGGCCGTGAGGGAATGGACACCAAGAAGACGAAGAAGGTGGACACTGACGAGGACGACAAGGAGAAGAAGGACAAGAAGGACTAAATTTAAGGTTCAATAAACAAACTTGATTCGCCTGCGGGCGGCTTACCCTCAAAGAGATAGGGAGTACCAAACTTCTCTACCTGTTTCCGAGGAACTGCTGTGTCCCGACAATACCGAGCAATGGCCTTGTACAACTGGAACCCACGATACCGTTCCGACACATCGCCCTCTGCTACATTCTTGAACAGAATCGAGCGGCCATCAGGAAGAGTGAGCCACGACATCAGCATCGTGTAGAGCGGATTGCCCTTATATTCCTCCGACGGTCCATGAGGGAAACAGTCAAAGAACATTGAGGTCGCTAGACGTACTAAATCAAATGAGGGGTTGGGCTTGACTTCGGGATACTTGGAATTGTAGAATGGAGCAATATTGTACTGCCCCCCCGCCTCCTCTTCCTGATGAAACTGGTCAGACATAAAGAACTTCGACTCCTTCATTTTCGGCAACTTCACAGAAAAGGTTGCACGATCAAAATCAATAATCTTAATGAGTTTTCCGTATGTGGGAACACGATACGTCTTTCCACCGACTCCGTAGTAGAAATACTCTTTGTCTGTAGGAACATACATGACATTCATGATATGAAGATCGTTATGAACAAATCCAAATGTACGCTGGGCAAACGTTAGTGCAAAAATCACCTGGGCCATCCACGCACACCGCTTATGCAGTTCGGGGTTTTCCTTGAACAGTTTGTACATCGTTCCCTCACACTTCTCCATGACCGTCACTTGGATGGGAGCATCCTTGAAGATGGCGTGTGCAAACGCCTCATCCTCTTCTGGCTCAGAAAATCCGTCTGCGCTCTTGTCTTCGTCATCATCTTCATCATCATCAGAGTCGCTCTCTGAACACGACCGAACGTTAAAAATGTAGTCTGTCGAACAATCATCTGTGCTTTCCAGATCTCCAGAGTCTTCGTGATCGTGTTCATGTCCCTGTCCCTCATCATCTGCATCATAATTTGAAGGGATAATAGGAACAGTAGACGAAGGTGTGGGAATAGGTTCAAGTTCAGTGGCTCCCAGATCAATGTCTTCGGAAGGACAGTCGGCAAACTGGAGAACGGGAACTTCAGGTTTGCGTAGACGCAGCTCAAAGAAGTGGCCAATATTCTGCGAGAACCACGGACGATCACACAGATCCTCGTAATCGTCGGAAATATCCAGGACGTGCCGCTCAGCAACTCCCGAAAAGACTCCATACACACGAGGAAAATGCGCACACACCGACTCCGACAGAACAAGCGAGGCAAGCGAGCCAACGTATCCTGCGTTATACGGAGACTGGATACGCAGAGGTTCAGTCGCTACCTCGCCTACATTCGGGAGACCTGTTCCCGCATACTCCCCATGCATGACTCGGTAAGCAGAATACAACATTGTCTTCTTCAAGTGAACGGGAGTTTCTGAACCACCCGCATAGACGGAAGATTCGCCCGTGATTGTTTGGATAGGTACTACCGCCTTGATTCCGTAATGGTGCGGCAGGCGAACATCCAACTTAAACAACTTCTCGATCGAAGGAAAGAAAGGCTGGAGGCGGCGAAGACCCCAGTATTTCTGTGCCTGTTCTTGCAGTCCTTGAATATTCGAATACTTATGGACATCCAATGGACTATTGGTTGTCCGTAGATCCGATACAGGTTTAGGCATTTCAACCGATTATGTTTACTTCCTCTCTTTTTGCTCCTTGCTATACCGCAGCGTTCCGTCCAAAATAGACCCCTCGGCGGGGAACAGGAAATCAAAGTATGCCCCCAGGAAGGTATCAAAGATATACTTGAGTTTGTTGGTGAGATCCCCGAGAAAAATGAACATGGCGAACATGAAGAAAAGGCCCGCAGTGTAAGAATCCACAAAATTCTCTAATCCCCTGCGAACAGGGATGATGGGAGCGGATACGTTTATCGAATACACTAACCAGAACGCAACAATACCGATAATAGCTATTTCCAATGATACATCAAAGACCTGATACGACATTCCCTTCTGTTCCCACTCTTTGTTTTTGTCATTGTACACATCAAACAGGTAGTAGAGAACATAGGATAGTAACGCACCAGCAACGGTATAGAACACCGAAAAGATCGCAATGTTTCCCGTGACCCGTGCAGCGTCACCTGATGTTAACTTGATGGCATGAACTGTGTATGCGTGTGTAGTTTTGGCCATTATTTATTCGTGTGAAAATACTAATACTGGTACGTATGAACTTTAATATCAAAAAGTTCAACATGGAAGTGATTAAAGAACGATGTGCGATGGATTCTAGAAAATCGCCTATGATCGTCATTATCGGAAAAAAAGATACGGGAAAATCGTTCTTGGTGCGTGATATTCTCTTTCACAACCAGGATGCATTTCCTATTGGAACTGTGATTTCAGGAACAGAGGTGGCCAACCGCTTCTTCCAAGATATGGTTCCATCCAAACTCATTCATGACAAGTACAAACCTGAAATTATCATGAACGTTATTCGTCGTCAATTAGCACTTAAACAGCAACGTAACCAAACGAACGGGTCAACGATTGATCCCCGCGCTTTCCTGATTCTTGATGATTGTTTATACGACGCCACGTGGATCAAAGAGGAATCTACACGCTACGTGTTCATGAACGGCCGACACGTGGATCTATCCACCATGATTACCATGCAGTACCCCCTGGGTATTACCCCCAATCTTCGTACCAATGTGGATTTTGTCTTCATTCTTCGTGAGAACATTCTTGGAAATCGCCGTCGTATCTACGAGAATTACGCAGGTATGTTTCCCACCTTTGAAATGTTCTGCCAGTTCATGGACCAGTGCACCGAAAACTATGAATGCCTCGTGATCTGCAATTCCTCCTCCTCCAACAAGTTGGAAGACCAAGTATTCTGGTACAAGGCCAGTGATCACCCCCAGTTCCACATGTGTGCTGATTCTCTCTGGGTGGATAACAGACCATTCATGTCCACAATGTTAGCGGCCAACGAGTACAATCCTGATGCCCTGAACAATCGTAAAGGACCATCTGTCTGGGTGAAGAAG